TTGTGGCTGATGAAATTTGGGATATCAGCAGCGAAGTAATAGACGGGGGTTTAATTCCGTCTCAGCGAGCCAAAAAAAACCCGTTGCTATCCATGTGGTCAACCGCTGGCACAGAGCGCAGCCGCGCATTGTTGAAATGGCGTGAGCAAGGTATGCGAGCAATAGACGAAAACAAGCCCAGCGCGTTTTATTTTGCCGAATGGTCACCGCCCCCAGATTTAGACCCCATGACCCCTGACGCATGGGGCTGGGGTAACCCGGCATTAGGCATCACACTTACCCCAGCCGTCATTGTGGGCGAAAGTCAAAACCCAGACCGCGCCCAATTCTTAAGGGCGTCAGTAAATGTGTGGGTAGCTAGTGATCAAGGCTGGTTACAGCCCGGCACGTGGCCCGCATTGGAATACAGCGACCCGCTACCCAATGGCGGCGTATTAGCCATTGAAAACAGCGTAGACGAAAGCCGCTATTTTGGTTTGCGAGCTGTGCCACTACCTGACGGGCGCACCTGTCTTACCGTGGCGTTTGTATGCAACACCTACGCCGAAATGCTGCAGGCTGCCAAACCATACCTACAAAACCCGCAGATAACGTTTGCCGTAACCCCGTCAATAGACCTGCATTGGCCTATCGAATATGAGCGCCGCAAACAGGTAGTGGGCTACGGGGAAATGGTCAAATGGACAGACCCCGTACGCCAGCTCATACGGCAAGGCATGGTTTTGCATGACGGCTCAACCATGCTGGCTGAACATATTCAAAGAGCCGTAGCCGTCAGGTCACAAAACAGTATTGCGCTCAGCTCGCAACGATCACCGGGGCCGATAGAGCTAGCGCGGTGCGCAGTATGGGCAACCGCGTTGGCAAGTAAACCGAAATCGTCAGGTAAACCGTTTTTGGTAGTTGCCGGTTAACTATGCTGTGACCCGGTGGCATGGGGGTTTTAACTCCCATTCTGTCGGGTGCAGCCAATCCCCATGCCACTACTCCCCGACAGATTTACGCCATACTTGACCTATGGGATTATTTAACCGCACCACAAAAGCTGCAATTAGCCCGGCACCTGCAAAAGCTGCCGCAGCTGGCGCATACGGTGGCGGCTATTCGGCAAACAGCGGCGGGCTAGGCGCCCAAATGATCGGGCAGTATTACACCTACCAAGAAGGTGACGCACGCAATCGAGCTGTCAGCGTGCCAACGATTAACCGCGCCCGCGATCTTATGGCAAGCGTTATTGGCTGTATGCCGCTGAAAATGTATAACGAAATTTGGAACGGTGACGAAATGGAAAAAATGCCATTAGCACCGCGCACATGGCTACGCCGCCCAGACCCAACCGTACCGTACCAATTTATTATGAGCTGGACGTTTGACGATCTCCTATTTTTTGGGCGCGCTTTTTGGTATATCACCAGCCGTACCGCTGACGGCTACCCAGCCAGCTTCACCCGATTGCCTGCCGGCTCAATCACTACTACCGACATGGTCGGGCCTGTATGGTTCGCACCGTCACAACAAGTGTTTTTTAACGGTGGACAATTAGACCCCAAAGACCTAGTGCAATTTCTTAGCCCCGCGCAAGGTCTTATTTATTCTGCACCGGGCGCAGTAGAAACAGCGCTAAAACTAGAAGCTGCACGTAACCGTAATGCGTCATCAGCGATACCAGCGGGCGTGTTGCGTCAAAAAGGCGGCGAGCCGTTGAGCGCACAAGAGCTGGCAGATTTGGCGGCGTCATTCAACGCAGCACGCGCAACCAATCAAACCGCGGCACTAAACGAATATTTGGAATATCAGGAAACCGCTACAAGCCCAGACAAAATGCTATTAATCGAAAGCTCACAGTATCAGGCGCTTGAAGCTGCACGCCTAGCCAACGTGCCACCATATTTGGTTGGCGTATCAACCGGTGCGTATTCGTACCAATCAGCGCAGCAAGCCCGCGCCGATCTGTGGATTTTTGGCGTCAAAATTTATGCTGAAGCAATAGCACAAACATTGTCTATGGACAACGTGCTACCGCGAGGCACCTACGTTGAATTTGACGCTGACGATTACCTAGAGGAAAACTACGTAGCCGATCAATCAGACGAACCGCAAGAAAACAGCCAAGAACAATTAGCCGAAAGGTAGCAATTATGTTGAAACTAGTAGCAGGGGAATTTACCGTAGACGCCGCTAAGGGCGAGGAAGCGCCGCGGCGTACAATCTCAGGCGTAGCCGTACCGTATAACACGTTTGCTGTAGTCAATGACGATACAGAGGTTATGTTTATGCCGGGCAGCTTGCCGGTAGACGGTAAAGCGCCCCGGCTGTTTATGTACCATGACGCCAGCCAGCCGGTAGGCGTAGTTACTGAGCGCGTAGACACCGAACAAGCCATGCTATTTACCGCCCGAATTAGCCAAACCACGTTAGGTAATGACGCCCTAGTAATGGCAGCTGACGGCACTATCGATCAGGTATCCGTAGGGGTAAACCCCACAAAATTTAGCTATGACGAAAAAAACCGCATGATTATTGAAGCGGCGGATTGGGTAGAGCTGTCGCTAGTGCCGGTAGGCGCTTTTGGTGACGCCGCCCCGATCACCCAAGTAGCCGCAAGTATCCACCAAACCCCTACACCAATACGCCATAATGAAACCGTGACCGAACAGGAGAAAACACCCATGACTACCGAAACCGCCCCTGCAATCGTTGAGGCCGCAATTCCAACGCCAGCGCTGCCAGCGCAGCCAAAGCGCAAATACGATATGCCAACCGCAGCCGAATATTTGGCGGCAATGCACATTGGCGGCGAAACCTTCCGCAACGTTGCAGCAGCAGCCGCAGAATTTGCAGCAAGCAAGCGCAGCGCAATTCAAGCCGCGCCCGGCACCGGTGGCAACACCAATACTGAAAATACGCCCGGCTTGCTGAGCCAGCCCGTGTTGGGGCCTGTGTTTCAAAACCTCAATTACGTTCGCCCTGTGGTTGCTGCCATTGGTGCGCGTGCAATGCCTGACGGTGGAAACCAAAAGACGTTTATTCGCCCAACGTGGACAACGCACCCAGCTGTTGCCGCACAGTCAAGCGAATTGGGCACCGGTGGCGCAACCAGCCCACAAATTGCGGCAAACGTGGTCAGCAAGACCACACTTTCCGGCAGCGTCACGCTGTCCGTTCAGGACATTGACTTTACGTCTCCCGCTGCAATGGAAATTATTTTGCAGGATTTGGTTGGGCAATATATGTTGGCTAGCGATAACGTCGCAGCTGACGCAATTACCAACGGTGCGAGCGCGTCAGGTAGCACGTGGACAGTAACCGCCAATGACCCGTCAACGCTTATTGCGGCAATGTATGACGCGGCTACCGACATTCTCAACGCAACAAATTTCTTGCCTGATCACGTGTTTGTTTCACCTGACGTGTGGCAGAAATTGGGTAGCCAGCTTGACGCAGACAAGCGCCCAATTTTCCCGTACGTTGGCGCCGCAGGTCTTATGGGCGTAAATGGTTTGGGTTCGGCAAATATCACCGTTGCCAACACCTTTAACCCATTCGGCTTGAACCTTGTCGCTGATCGCAATTTTGCTAGCGGCACGCTGTACGTGGCCCGTGGTTCGGCTTGCGAATTCTACGAACAGGTGCGCGGCATCATGTCCGTAGAGGTTCCCGGCACGTTGGGCCGCCAATTCAGCTACTACGGCTACGTGGCAACTTTTATTGCTGATAGCAATATGGTTAAATACATTGTCGTTAGCTAATTCGAAAAGAGGCTGACAATGGCGGTTTATACCGTCACGTTCAAACAGCTGACCGATAATTACGCGGTATTGCAAACGCTCACCGCTAACGAATTAGAGGTAGGGCGGTCAATCGTAGTAGCGGGCGTAGGCGCACCGTTTAACGGCACGTTCACCGTGTATGCGCTACCCCAATACGAATTTATCGGCGTGGACAGCGAGGGTGACCCGCTGTACAACGTTGACGTACCGGTACCTAATCAGGTGCTATTTGCTTGCACAGGTACCAACGTTGATCGCACAGCCAGCACCGGCACTTTGACGTTTACCCCTACTTGCACATGGATTACCGCTACACAAATTGAGGATTGGCTAGGCATTGGCACCGCTACCGCGGCTGATACTACGTTTTTGACGCAATGCGCCGCAGCTGTAAACCAAATGGCGTTTAGGCGGCGTGTGGAAGCTGGTTATTTTGACAGCTTGACCACAAGCCCTAGCGCTGACGTAACCCTAGGTACGATCATGTGGGGCGGCGCCCTATATCGAGCTAGGGGCAGCGTAGATGTGTTTGCGTCATTTAACGAAATGGGTACAGCCCCAACTATCGGGCTATCACCAATGATTAAACAGCTGTTGGGTATTGACCGCCCACAGGTGGCGTAATGCCCGTTGCCTATACCGACCTATTTAACGAAGCGCTAGACGATTTGGCAACGTTTTTGGGTACGGTTACCGGGCTACAGGTAGTGACCGACCCGCGAAACCTTGTGCCGCCTTGTGCCATGATCGGCGCCCCCAGCTTTACGGCATTTAACTACAACATTGTAAAAATGACGTACCCTATACAAATTGTGACATTAGGGCCGGGCAACCTGGACGCTATGCGCTCGCTGTTACATACTGCCGCACAGGTGTTAGGTAAAAATGTGGCTATTACCGCTGGGCGCCCGTTAACTCTTGACATTGGCGGGGTAACCGTACCGGCATATGAGCTGACCGCAGAAATGCAAGCCCAAACCGCATGACGTACGTAGTAGTTAGCCCGCGTGTTGGCGTACCGGGCGAGCCGTTTACGCCCGCTAGCGAAGCTGACGCGCAACGCCTATTGGCAGGCGGCTTTATTGCGATTAGCAAGAAAGTATCCACCAAAAAGCCCGCCAAGGGGCGTAAAGTAAAGCCAGACACCACAGAGGAGAATTCCAATGGCAACTAGCACATATCTTGCAAACCCAGCCAGCGTTAAAGTAGGCGGCGTAGAGCTGGGCGATCAATGCACCGCAGCCGTTATGACGGTTGCCTATGACACGTTAGAGGAAACCACGTTCGGAAGCCTTGCCCGCACCTATGTAAAAGGTTTGGAAACCAACACCTGCACGCTGACCATGTACAACAGCTACGCAACCGCTGAAACCTACGCAACGCTTTTGGCGCTTGTCGGTACCCAAGTAACCGTAGAAATTAAGCCCAGCAACGCCGCGATCAGCGCCACAAACCCGGTTCTGACGCTCACGTCAACCTTTATGCCAAGCTTGCCGGTGGCAAACATGGCGCTTGGTGAGCTGTCAACCATTGATATCGAATTTACAGGCGGCACATTTAGCCAAGACGTCACGCCCTGATTTAACCAATAATCATTAGACAGAAAGGCGCGTTATGAAAATTAAATTGGCGGTAACGCTTAAACCGGGCGATACCCCTATTGAGGTAACCACAAACCTATTGTGCATTACCGAATGGGAAAGAACCGAAAACCGCAAACTAAGTGACGGGCGCGGCGTAGGTGCAACCGATCTATGCGCATGGGCGTTTTTTATGTTTAAACAATCCGGGCGCCTAATTAAAGAAGCCACATGGAAAGAATGGCTACAAAACAATCCTGATATGGAGATTGAGGGGATTGATCACACCGACCCAAACCCTACGGAAGCGGCACCTACCGCCGCCAACTAGCTCATTTGTTAGCAGCTACCGGGTTTTGGCCCCCTGAAATCCCGTTTGATAGCCGCGATTTGGCTACTGTTAATTACATATTGAACAAGGCGGCGCAGAGATGACCACAACTATTAAAATATTTGGGGTCAAAGAAGCGCTAAAAGAGCTAAACCAAATTGACCGAAACCTACGCAAAGATATCAACGCAAGGGCAAAAGACATTGCCAAACCTGCCGTAGACGGCATTAAAAACAGCTACCCCGAAAAATATCTAAGCGGCATGGCGCGTAATTGGACACAACGCGGGCGCCCAAAATTCCCGTACGATCAGGCGGCAGCCCGTAAAGGCGTACAGCTTAAAATTGATACAAGCAAAAAAAATGTATCGGTAATACGTATTCAACAAATGAACCCGGCAGCCGCCATAATCGACATGGCAGGCAAACAAGGCGGGCGCGGCCCGCAAGGTGGCAGATTTGTTGACGTACTAACCAATATGTTTGGGCCACCGTCTCGCGTCATGTGGCCCGGCTACGAAAAACACGGCACAGACGTAGTGCTAAACATGACCAAAGTAGTAGAGGATTTAATGCAACAAGTGAATAAAAATTTGGTGATGTAATGGCTATTCGCATACCAATTATTAGCGATTTTGACAGCAAAGGTATTGAAAAGGCTGTAAAACAATTCGAGCAGCTTAAGACCACGGGCGAAAAGGCGCAATTTGGTTTAGAGAAAGCCGCAGGGCCAGCCAAGGTAGCTCTTATTGGTTTGGCTGGAGCTGCCGTTATTGCGAGCAATGCCGCAATACAAGACGCCGCGGCGCAAGATCAGCTAGCGGGCGTGTTGCAACGTCAGACCGGGGCTACAAAAGAACAGGTAGCCGAAACAGAGGCATTTATTAGCAGCTTGTCGCGGGCAACCGCTATGGCTGATGATGAGCTACGCCCAGCGTTAGCGCAGCTTGTCAACGCCACAGGCAACCTGCAACGGTCACAGATTTTGCTGCGGCAAGCGCAAGATTTGGCGGTTGCTACTAATTCCGATTTGGCTACAGCTGTTGACGCTGTTTCTAAGGGTTACAACGGGCAGCTTAAAGGTTTGGCAACGCTAAACCCGGCATTAAAACAATCGATAGAAAACGGCGCCACATTTGACCAAGTGATGACAGAGATCGCGCAAACGACGGGCGGCGCAGCAACCGCAGCAGCGCAAACGGCGTCAGGACAATTTAAAACCTTGTCTATTCAATTTGGGGAATTGGTAGAAACGTTAGGGCAAAAACTCTTGCCAATCAATGCAAAATTGGTGAGCGTGTTAATAAACGTCATTGATATTTTGACCAAAAATGCTGGCGTTGTAGTAATTCTTACTACGGTTATTGGCACATTGTCGGCAACTATTTACGCTGCCAAGGTTGCCCAATCCGCATATCAGGCCGTGGCGGTTATTACTAAAGGTATTAATTTCGCGTTAGCTACATCATTTACCGCGGTGCAGATCGCTACCGGTATCGGAATAATTACCGTGGCGGCAGGCGCAGCAGCATTGGCTACCTACGTAGTGCAAATGAAACGGCTGAATAATGAGCTGCCACAAGCCACAGCAGCACAAGCCGCCAACAATGGCATTATCAGGGCAGGCGGCAAAGCGTACATAGAAATTAACGGGCGTTGCATGGAACTAAACGCCAGCCTTTCGCGCAACCTTAATTTGCTATACACGCAGCAAAACCGCCTAGAGGGTCTAGCCCGGTCATTTGGTATCACGACATTCGAAACCGGCAAATTCAGCGACAAGGTAGGCGGCGCAGGTGGCGCTACCGAAAAGGTCATTGACTTTGGCAAACAAGTAAAAGACGGTTTGACCACAGCGCTGGAAACCGCAAAAGCCAATTTGCAGAGCGCCCAAGACGCATTTACCGCATTTAAAGACACCGTAAAGCTAGGCGTATTGGCGGCTTTGTCATTTGGTGACGCTTACAAGCTCATTGACGATAACGGCAAAACCTTTATGCAAAACCTGAAAGATCAGGTAGAGGGCATTAAAAAGTATGCGGCAAACCTGCAAATTTTGTTGCAACGCGGGTTAAGCCAAGACGCTTTAAAATATGTGTTGGAATCTGGCGGTGACGCAGGCGCCGCTATTGCAGCCGAATTGGTAGCTGGTACTACCGACCTGATTACGGGGCCGGGCGGGATTAATGAAATGGTGGCAGCGGCTAACGCTGCAGCTGAAGCCGTAGGTATGCAAGCCGCAGGCAGCTGGTATCAGGCGGGTATTGATGACGCTACCGCCATTGTTGCCGGTATTGACGCCCAACTAAAAGCGCTTACCCCAGCGCTTATGGCACGTATGGACAAAATTGCAGAGAAGCTGGGGCGAACCGTAGATATCACGGTACGTGTTAAAGAGGTAGTAGAGCGCATTACGGGCGGCGCCCCGATTACCGCACCTAAAAGCCTGATTAATGCAAGCACTATGGCAGCTGCCGGGTTTGCGGGCGGCTCACCGTTGCCGCCACCAACCGCTAGCAACGTCACCGTAAACGTCAATGGTGGCTTGTCTACTAGCGCCGAAATTGGGCAAGCTGTCGTAAATTCGATTAGGGCGTACACGCGCACCGCTGGCCCAGCCCAATTAGACATAGCGCCGCTGTAATGGCAACGCCAATTATTCAATCAGGCAGCTACACGTTGCAAATAGATACAGGGTTTATTGTTGACGGTTTTACTCTTGACGATAACCCAAAAGGCATTTTAAACAATACGGATTACGTGTTAGACGGTACTACGCAATTTGCTGACGTTACTACCGGAACATTGAATGTGAATATTAAACGCGGCAGGCGTGACGTGGGCGATCAATTCAGCGCCGGCACCATGTTTTTTACATTGAATGACACGTACGCAGGCGGCGTATTTAACCCATTCGATACGAATAGCCCGTATTATGACAGCGCAGACGCCAAGCCGGGTTTAGCGCCAATGCGAGCAGTAGAGCTAATCCGCTATGACGCGCTGAACACGCCCGAAAAGCTGTTTACGGGATACATAGTTAATTACGATTACAATTTTGCGCTGGGCGGCAATAACACCGTTACCGTGTATTGCGCCGACCAATTCTATTTGCTGGCACAAACCTACCTAGACGCATTTAACCCCAGCCCAGAAACGTCAGGAGAGCGCATAGAAACCGTGCTAGCCCTGCCAGAGGTCAACTACACCGGGCCAACAGCCATAGCCACCGGCACCGTCAATTTGGGCCACGACAGCAGCTACAACGTAGAAGCTGGCACAAACGTACTGCAATACCTATCGCAGATTAACGAAACGGCTGAATTTGGGCGCCTGTTTATGTCACGTGACGGGGTACTAACGTTCCAAAACCGCATAGGCGCAACGCTGAGCGGGTCTGTAGTGGATTTTTCAGACGGTGGCACAGACACGCCCTATGACACCGTAGGGATAACATTCGAAGCCGATCAGGTAGTAAACCGGGCAACGGTTACCGCGTTAGACGGCAAAACCGCTACTGATGAGGATTTAACCAGCATTGCCACGTACTTTATACAAACTACGTCTATTACTAATAGTTTGTTAGCAGATCAGGGCGAAATAGACACCGCAGCCGCCTATCTATTAAACGGCGAACCGGAAGCCCGCTATACCGATATCGGCACAGCGTTTACGGCTTTGTCAGCCGCGCAACGCGACACGGTAGCCATAGTGGATATTGGAGACACAATCACCATAGAAAAGACGTTTAGCACCGGAGTAACTACTACCAGCCTTGCTCAGGAGCTGAGCGTAGAGGGCGTAGAACACGTCATAGATTTTGGCACCGGTCACCGGGTTACGTTTTTTACTGCCCCAACCACGATTGTTTATGAGCTGATTTTAGACGACAGCACCTATGGCACCATATCTACAACGAATGTATTAGGCTAAACAATTATGGGTGCTAATGCCACAACGTTTGTGCCAGCGTATGTAGCTGGGGAAATTTTGACTGCCGCCGATCTTACGGTGACTAATAGCGGCGTACCGGTGTTTGCGGATGCAACCGCCAGAAACAACGGTTTTGGCGGTAGTGGGGAAAAAGTTTTGGCGGAAGGCCAATTGGCATATTTAGAGGATCTAAACGTGGTGCAATACTATGACGGCGCGGCATGGGCAACCGTTGGCCCTAGTACTAGCGGTGTGGTGCAGGTAAAACAAGCAACAAAATTGGACACGTTTAGTTCCTCGAGCACGTCATTTACTGACATTACAGGGCTGTCAGTAAGCATTACGCCTACTAGTGCGTCAAACAAAGTTTTATTTATGGTCAATATTGGCACTATGGGCAATAGTTCATCTGCCGTTACTTTGTTGCAATTGCTACGCACCACAACAAATATTTTGACGCCGAGCGGTGGCACAAACCCTGCCGCCGTTCAGTTTTACCAAATAGACGCAAACGACAGTTACCCCGCAAGTATGACCGTACTTGACAGTCCGGCTACCACGTCGGCAACCACGTACAAAATTCAGGGCCGTTGTAATAGTGGCACCTTTTTTATTAACCGGTTGCCCAGCGATGTTAATTTTACTGCCGTATCAACCGTAACCGTAATGGAGGTGTTGCCGTGATTGACTACGCGCTAATTCTGGCAACTAATTATGCTAACAGCCAATGGGCAATAGACGGTAACGATTACGCTACGTTGCAATGGTTTAGTGATACGCCAAAACCAACACAAGCCGAATTAGACGCGGCTTGGCCTCAAGTGCAATACAACAATGCCTACCAGCAGGTAGAAACCAATCGACGTTTAGCATATGAAGCCCAATCTGATGGTTTGTTTTTTGAATGGCAGCGCGGAGATAATACCGAAGCGGCGTGGCGTGCAGCTGTAGCAAAAGTAAAAGCGGCTAACCCATACCCGCCAGCACCATGAATAAAAACGCGCAATTACAAACAGCCGATCAAACACTAAAAGGCGCAATAATTGCATTAGGTAGCTACATTGCCCACAAGTACGGTGTAGACCCGCAAATAATCGCATTGTCAATACCTGTGGTATCGGCAGTAATGGCGTTAATCAGTACCCGTTTGGGTAATCCTGATACCGCTTGCCTGTTTGTTGAAAAACCCAACAAGCCTGAATAATGCCCAAACCGTACACCGCGGCTAGCGCACCGGTAGTTACAGCCGCGCTACCCGGCACTACGCAATGGGTAAAAGAGGCTGAGCATTACAGCGGCGGCGCGCTATGGAATAATGGCACGTTTGTTAACCGTGACATACGCGGCAAGCCCGGACAGATCAGTAACCATGCCCGCGGTATTGCTATGGATTTATCGTTTAGGCGCATGGAAGCCACCAAAAAAGGTGTACCCAACGGCAGGGCTAAAAGCCTGCAATTTATCAACGTTTGCATAGCTCATTGGGAGACATTAGGAATAATGCTCATTATTGATTATTGGCCCGCGGATTGGGGCAGGTCGTGGCGCTGTGATCGAGCGTTTGCCGACCCTAAAAAAGCGTGGCGTAAAGCTGAGGTAAAGACATTTACGGGAGCGCCGGGCGGTGATTGGTGGCACGTGGAAATAATGCCAGAGCTGGCAAATGACCCGGCACAGGTCAAACAGGCGTTTACTAAAGTGTTTGGGGTATCCACCACAAACGTTTAACGCCCCTGTACGGTCAAAGTACCGACAGACGGGAGAAAACTAATGGCGTATCTATTGAGCAAATTAGCCGCAGGCGCTTTTGCGTTGTGGGGGCTGTTTGTGGTGTCAGGGGCAAACGTGGGTTTTTACAGCCCAGAACCGTTGCCCGCCCCTAGCCCTGCAAACACGGTCTATGAGGGCTTAGAACAGCCCGTAGAGGCTTTACAAGCCAACCTAGAGCCACCGGCAAGCACTACCACGATCAGCACTATTGCTGGCTGTGATGACGTAGTAAACCTTGCAAAATCGTTGGGCTGGCCCAAAAAAGAGCTAGGCACGTTACGCGATATAGCCAACGCTGAAAGCGCGTGCCAACCGTGGGCGCATAACGTAGCCGACCCTAACGGTGGCAGCTACGGGCTAATGCAAATTAACGGCTTTTGGTGCCTACCCAACACCTATTACCCGCTGGGCTACCTGCAACAGCTGGGCATAGTCGAAACGTGTGATGACCTATTTAGCGCCACAGCAAACCTGAAAGCGGCGCTAGCGGTGTTCAACGAAACCGGGTGGCACGCTTGGGCTACATTCAATGGCTAACGAATACCCATACCCCGAACCGGGGCTGACAGAGGAGACACGAAAACAAATCATGGCTGAAATAGACAGAGACATAGCGCTACAAAATGCAATGTTGCGCAACCAACAGGCGCTATTTGCGTTAATTGATGAGGCGTTTGGCAAACGATCATCAACACGAACCGACACATGGCTGATACGGCAGCTTAAAAATATGCGCGTTGACGCTCAACTATCAGGGCAAGCCCACGAAGCTGACGTGCTAACCCTTGCGATTGAGGAATTAGGCGGCGTACTGTGACAAACACACAGCCTGAGCTATTTAGCCCGGTCATTGGTTTGGGTACACGCCGCGAGGAAATCGCACAGCCCCAACCGTCACCATTCCAAGTAGCAATGCAAATTAGCAACCGTGTTGCACAGGTCAAATGGACACCGGAACAGCAAAAACAGGTAGACGCAGCCATTAGCCGCGTAGCTCACCGTCAACAGTATTTTACGGCTGATGACATTTGGGCAGAGCTAGGCGCAGGGTTCCCAGTCACAAAAGGTTTGGCAGGCAGGCTTAACGCAGCTGTACGCCGCAAGCTTATTCGAAACACCGGACAAATAAGCCATGCCAACCGCGGTGGCGCCCATGATCACGCACAACGTCTTACGGTTTGGTCACTTTATGGCGTTTAACCTTGACGATTACGAACCTGTAGCAGCCCGCTTAGCGCGCTGGCTGAACAATGGTGACCACGGGGTAAAACGGGTATTGACGTACCTAGAGCATTACAACGAAACCCGGTGTGTATTTAAAGCCGAATTGTGGGTAGACGCAACGTTAATGGCTACCGGTTGGGCTGAGGAAACCCGCGGCGAAGGTCACGTGAACCGTACTAGCCATTTTGAAAATTGCGAAACGTCAGCCGTAGGCAGAGCGTTAGCCAATGCAGGGCTGGCGGGTAGCGATCACACTAAACGCCCGTCACGTGAGGAAATGGAAAAAGTAGACCGGGTGCTAGCAACCGTGGTGGACATGAACCACAGTAGCGCCACCACAAAACAAATGAACTACCTAAAAATGCTGTTGGATAGGCACAGCGCAAGTAAAGAGGAACAAGCCGCTTTTATCGAAACCACGTTAGGTAAAGCCGTGAGCGTCAGCAAATTGACAGCCCCGGAAGCGTCAGCGCTCATAAAGGCGTTGCAATGAAACGCGAATACGCATGGCCCTTAATCCTGTTAGCCGCATTGGTTATGGTCATTGTTTGGAAAGCTGAGGGCAAATGAGCGAAAGAAGCAAACTAGAGTTGATCGCAGAGCTTGACGCCACGTTACTTGTAGTGGCTAAATCTGCCGCATTGCTCAAAGAGCTACACGGCATGGAGTTAGAAAGCTGGTACGTGCCAAAAGCTGTGGAACACATGCGCTGGACAACTAAACGGCTGAGCAAGCACGCTTTTAAATTGGCCTGCGAGATCGGGCCGCAGTCTTAACAATTTAAGTACGCCAATCTCATTGGTACTTACAGGCGGTGTGACCTGTTGCGGGTGCAAATCCCCGGCGTTTAACCAACGTTAGTTAGCCCGTTAGACAGGCGTGTAAAGACCCTGCACAAAAACATTGGGTAGGGCTAGTGCGAGCTGAGCGACAATCAGCCGGTAGCGGGTACCGGGGGCGCTCTGCCCTAAGATAGCCAACACACAAACACAACAAACACAAACACCAAAACAAAACCACAACACCAAACCCGACAGATGACCCCAGCACACAGCAGCGAGAGCAAGGCGCAACGCGCCGCGCTAGGACAAGCGCGATAGCGCGCGTCAGGCCCTATGACCAGCCCCTACGCAAACCCCGAATACCAACGCAACCGCAAACAACTACTAGCCGATAACCCGCCCTGCGCATGGTGCGGCAAACCAGCCACAACAGCAGATCACCTAATCGAATTAGACAGAGGCGGCAGCCACGACCTAACAAACCTTGTCCCAGCCTGTAGCCAATGCAATAGCAAGAGGGGCAGCATATATCAATCGAAAAAGATTGCACAAAGACAACACACAAGACGTGAAGCATTACGTGACAAAGGCATACCCATTGGGAACGAAAACGCAAAACCAAAAACAGATTTTTTACACAAACACACCATGAC